GACCTTAGTATTATACAGGTTTGACAGGAATTCTGTCAAGTGCTCCTTGCGTGGATCGAACACGCCTCAGGCGAATTATGAGTTCGCTGCATTCACCAGATTGCTAAAGGAGCAATAGGAGTACTGGGAGTTGAACCCAGACTAACCCGTTATAAGCAGGCCGCTCTAACCATTAAGCTATACTCCCATCAAAATCACGAACCTTCTTCGTGATCAGTGTGGATGTGTATCAGTTCATCATCCACAACTGATTCTACTGCATACTTTATGGTTTCATTGTAAGGAACTATCACTGCGCTAGTATCTCCGTCTCGTATAATAAATGATTCACCATTTTCAACTCTTGTCATTAGATTATCAAAATCTGCTTGAAACTCTTCGACTGTAAATGATTGAAGTTGTTCTAGTTCTTGCATTTTCATAAAGTGTTTATGAATCCGAGATGCAGGATTCGAACCTGCGACCCTCTGTTCCCAAAACAGATGCGCTACCAAGCTGCGCTAATCCCGGTTATTTGTTTTGTGTACAATCATTATACCCAAGATTGGAACCATTGTCAAGAGGTAGCATAGAATGAATAAGAAAACTTGATTGTTGAGTAGTTCTCCAGCAAGATGTCTCATCGTACTCTATCTATAATGGCAATTACACCGTGAGCATAGAAGAAAAGCAGAACCGAACCGATTGCTGCTGATATTATTGTAGCAGTTTTATTGTGTTTGTCAATAGCAGCATCAATCATCTCTTGAACTTCAGAACGACTGATAAACTCATCGTGAGGTTCCATCACTTTTCATCTCCAAGAAATTTTGCAAGAGGATCTATTCTGGTTTTAACTATTTGAACTGCTCTCTTGTAGAACATGTTATCGGTATTTCCAGAAGCTTCGAAAGTTGCTTTGATCTTCACCCAATTTTCATATGTGTGTTGATCCATGTCTGTGATGCGTATTACTATTATATACTAATCACATACATTTCAAAGTCAACCAATTGTCAGTGTTTTGTAACACTACGATACAGAAAACCAAATAAAATCTTAATTTGGTATCTTATGTAACGGAAAGGAGAGGATTCGAACCTCCGGAGGCTTTCACCTCTTTTGTTTTCAAGACTAGAGCCTTCAACCACTCGACCACCTTTCCAAATAGACTTCAGCGAACTTCGAAGTCTAACCTACGAACTTTGCGTTGTCTTCTCGCTTCTTGCCAGGCAATATCTTGAGAAGTCAGAACATTCTTTTGTTCTTTCTGTGTAGAGTTTACCATAACTACTCTACTTAAGTCAAGAGCTGAAACACTGTCACCTTTGACAGTCATCATATTTGGACAACCACACACTTGTGTTTTATTCGTGCTGGTTATCTCTCTGTTGCAATCGCGGCATCTCACTATTAACATTTTCTAATAATCTCCTTATCTCTAATAATTGTAATTTCATTTCATCGAGTTCTTCATGAATATCTTGATGGTGAAACCTCAAAGGTTTTTGAATCAGTTTATTAAATGTTTTTTTCTTCATTGTGTGAATGATCTTAACATCCAGATAAATTTACCGTGTGCTTCATTCAAATCATCAACAAGGTTAATTGTTCCTTTTGATTTTTGATTTTCTGCTTCTTCCGATACTTGAGTTAGAAGTTCAACAATCTTTTGATTTCCTTCTAACAAATCACGAACCATACCCATAGTATCTAGTCCACTATTTGCTTCTGAAATATGAGAAACTTCAGTAATTCTAGAAAGAGTAGGAACTGGCTTTACATTTAAGTATCTCATATGTTCAGTTACTCTGTCAATCTCTTCAAACATTGCTTCATACTGTTCTCCGAAGAGATCATGAAACTGTTTAAAGTCATCACCTACGACATTCCAATGATATACCCAAGTCTTTTGAAATAAAACAAAAAGACTTGCTTGAGTATCAGAAAGTAATTTATATAGTGTTTCCATCTTACTCTTTTTTTGAGTATTTATATAATGGGCGATACTGGATTCGAACCAGTGACCATCTCCGTGTAAAGGAGGCACTCTACCAGACTGAGTTAATCGCCCTTTGCCTCTGTCTAGGAATCGAACCTAGTTTCCATGTGTGTTGTCCACCCGTCCTTACCAATAGACTACCAGAGGTACTCCACAACCTGGATTCGAACCAGGGACCAATCGATTAACAGTCGATGGCTCTACCGCTGAGCTATTGTGGAATAAGAACCAAAAGGTTCAGAGCGGAGTATCGGAATCGAACCGACGACATCTAACTTGGAAGGATAGCGTTCTACCGCTGAACTAACTCCGCTTATAAGACAATCATAAACTATTTTAGTTTGATTGTCAAGTGTCGATGAAAGGACTTGAACCTTCACGGATTACTCCATATGGGCCTAAACCATACGCGGCTACCAATTACGCCACATCGACTTGGTGGTAGGAGGGATCTCTATGTGCGGACAGAATCACCTTTTCCTTCATCTAGTCGTAACCAGCGAGAGGGATTGCACTTCCTACATTTTGATGGAGTAAGTGTGATATACCTCATCAGGATATAACAGTGACTTACTCTCTATCACTTTTATATATGGAGATAAACTCCAACAGGCATACTTGGATTCGAACCAAGGATAAGGCTTTAGAAGAGCCGTGTGATAGTCCACTTCACTATATGCCCATAAGAGACCTCACTGTTTGTGCATTGTTAAGAGGCATGTGAGGGGTGAGATTTACATGAAGTTTGGACCTTCAAAACTCATGAGACAATCATACCAGTTCAGGATTTGATTGTCAAGTGGGAAATGGTGGACTTGAACCACCGACCTCTGCGTTATCAGCACATTGCTCTACCACTGAGCTAATCTCCCATACGGAGGATGTTGGATTTGAACCAACGGATACATTGTATCATGTATCGAGGGATTAGCAATCCCCTGCATTAAACCGCTCTGCCAATCCTCCAAGTACCGTGTGATTGTGAATCTAAATCAATCCTCTTTGATAAGTGCCCCACTGGATCTTATCTCAAGTCTTGAACCACGGCATATTCTATTTTATAGGTTCTTGGGTACAATCGTCAACCCATGGAGCACATAACCTCATTTCACCTCCAAGTTTATTACACTCTTCAGTATAACACTTAGAAGTATCTAGAGGCCTCTCGATCAACCTGGGCAAAGGTACTCTAGGTGGTTCTGAGTCTCTTGTCAAGCGTTCATACTCTCTGATTGCTTTATCCACATCTCTCTCAACTCTCCTGTCCACCACACCAGGATCCTGGAGCAAGACATCGTTGATTATGGTCTGTGGGAACAGAGTCCTCTGAACCTCGTCTAGGAGGTCCCAGAGGCGCTCTGGGGACGCTCCTGTGCATTGTGAGAGGGTTGCTACAATACCACTGAGTACGATGCTTATAAGGATTATCTGCTTCTTATCTGGTTTCTTCTTTCCGAAGTTAAAATTGAACATAAAAAAAGAGGAGTAGCAACCGCTCTCCTCTATTTATTATTCAGTTTTTAGTCAATCATACACGCGAGTAGCAAATCCTAGCCACACCTTGACTGGGTGAAGCAATAGTAGAGAATGCACCATAAGACAAGTCAAGGTCTCTACCCGCGATATAAGGACCGCGATCATTTACACGCACAACTACGGATCTTCCATTTGATTGATTGGTTACACGCAATCTGGTCCCAAAAGGAAGCCACTTATGTGCTACTGAATTTCCATAAGCATTGTATCTTTCGCCATTGGCAGTTGTCTGCCCGTGATATCCATCACCAACTCCATAATGTGATGCGAGGGAACATCCGCTCGCTGCCTTTGCTTGAAGGGGTGCTAGTCCTGCAGTAGCAATGGCAAGAATTGAAAGTGTTTTAAAAAGCATTAAATTTAATTGAACTCTACATCCGTATAGAAGAGGGGTCCACCCTTTTCTCAAAGGGCATCTTCCACGGCTCTAAATCAAAATCAAAGTCTCATAATAAAAAAAGATTCACATAGTTGTGAATCTTAACATTATAAGTGAGTATTTATGGATTGTCAATCTTCAGGTTCTAAAGAAACAATCTCAAGTTCATCACCATCAGGTTCAATCCACTCATAAAATTCTGCAAGAATCGCTCTCGCATCTTCTTTGTCAATGCTCATATCCGCAGCACGGTCAAGAGACCACTCTCGCACATGTGCAACAATATCTTCAGTCGTTGTTGCCATAGTAATCTTTTCGGAAGTATCGGGACAAGACATTTGAATTGTAAAATGCTGGTTCTCCATTGTCAAGTCCTTCGGTGAGGACATTGTTGATGAAAAGTTGTCGCGTCTCTTCGTAGTTTGTTTTGCCCTTTGTTTTATGTAATGATAAGATAGTTCTACTAAAATTTTCTCTGCCAAATTTGTCAATGTCTTCTTTAAGTTCCGGACAAGACCCATAGTAATCCTTCCAATTAGATTCTGATTTTACCTTTCTTTTTTTACCTTTTGGTGTTCTAAACTGCCAGAGATACTTTCTTCCTATGTATTTTCTACCATTCAGTTTATTTTCTATTAGATAGACAAATCCAAAGTATTCTCCAATATCAGCACTGATAAAAGGTTTTTCATTATATAACCAAGGATTCTCATAGTCAATATCTGTACTCATCAATTATATCAAGGACTTCGTTGAGATATTTATTGGCGAGTGCTTTGGAGTCCCAACCTGGTTGGTCTCGGTATAATCTATCTTTTAATTTTAAGACACGAACCTTTAATTCGTCTTTAGTGAGTTGATTTTTAGGCATAAAAAAAGGGAAGATTTCTCTTCCCTATCTATAAAGTTTTTTTATATTATTACAGTTTGAAACCACTGAATGTGTCCTTTTTCACATCCTGTTTGATTCCACCAACTACATAACTTTCTACTTCTGTTTCCTGGGGAGCCACCTGGAGACCTTTGGAGGAAATCCAGTGCTGTGTCCAAGGAAGTGGATTATTGTTTGCTGAAATATCGTATTGAGGTTTTAGTCCTATTGCTTTTAACCTTCTATTAGCAATCCACTCAACGTATTGTTGAAGAAGTTTATCGTTTAGTCCAATCATGCTTCCATCTTTGAACAGGTAATCTGCCCAACGCTTTTCTTCATTTAC